TATATGAACACGCGGAGGTAACATGAAAGAGATTGAACGCTTTTTAACAAAGATAGACAAGAACACAGGAAGTGGATGTTGGGCATGGAAGGCTTCAAAGACACAGCAGGGATATGGAATGTTTTCATATCAAGGAAAATCTATACCTGCACATAGGTTTTCTTATTTACATCATAAAGGAGAAATCTCTTCGGGGTATATCGTACATCAAATTTGTGGACAAAATTCGTGTGTGAATCCAGAACATCTAATAGTATGTACAAAATCTGAATCAAGAATAGATTACAATTCTACAAGAATACATCCAGATGCTAAAAAATTACTTCAAGATATAAGACACGATAAAGAAGAACCTGACGCGGATTTTGGGTTTGGAACAGATGTTTAAAAATAAGTTCTTTGTGATGGTGATACTTCCCACGTTTGACCTGTATTGTCTGTGTATGTATCTTCTTCTCGGCCATCATCAATAATACCAAATGGAAGCATATCCTGTTCAAACTGTTCTTCAAATTCTTCATACATCTTTTGTCTAAGGTCAAGGTTTGTTATGTCTTTGAAGTATCTCTGTTGAACCAACCAAGCAAAGATTACTAGAGTCATTGCAAGGTCATCGTGGGCTCCTTCTTCTGCTTCAAATGAATTGTGCCTAGATGCAAAAGTAGTTAACTCAGCAATAGTCTCAAAGTCTGGAACTATTAACTTGTCTGTTTCAATCATTTCTTTTAGAGTGGCACAACCAATCCTTTTAAGTTGTTTACTGGTTCGTATTCCAAGCTGGATGTTTTTTGAAAAACCCCCTCCAATTTGTTGACCTGCTCTACCTTTCATAGAAGTTATCATGACATTTTCATATTCAAGGTCATAATGTAAAGTCTCTGCCACCTGTGCACCCATATCATTAATTTCTAATAAAATAAAGGCGGTGTTATACTTCATTCCCACTTGATATATAATATTTGGATATAACATGGGTGAAATGTTATTGTCTCTATACTTTGCAACTTGACGATAAGGTATCTGTGAAACATCAAAAACAGAGAATGCTGAAAAATCTTGGCCTTTTCCTTGAGCTGTATCAACAATCATACAGTATGTGGCTTTCTTGATTGGTTCTTCATACACATCAATATTGTTTTTTGAAAATACAGGCTTCTTGAATACCATAGACCGCAGTTTTGACGCATCTATAAGAGTGTGAGTTGAACCTAAAAATTCACATAAAAATTCTTGATTGAATTGTACCTCTGAGGTATTTTTGATGGTTTCTTGTCTCCACTTCTCATCTCTGCCCGGTACTTGTGTATAGTGTACTTCAATTGGAACATAGTTGTTGCGCTTCTCTTCTGCGTCTATCCACATTTTATAGAAGAGGTTCATACCTAACGGAGTTGAAACAATAAACACTTTGGTAGTTTCACCAGAAGATATGGTAGGATAAACAGAAGTAAAGAAGGATTCAGCGATGGTATTCGGCACGTGTGCAAACTCATCAAGAAAAATAATGTTGAAAGAAGATCCCCGAACTGCAGAACCAGATGTCGCAGATGCCAGAATCTTTGAGCCATTTTCTAGCTCAATATTTCCCTTATTCCAAACCGTTACGCCTTGTTGAAGAAACTTTGGTAGGTGTTCGTATGCCAACTGTAATCGTGACAAAAGTTCTCTGGCAACAGCACCCTTGTTTGCAAGAATTGCCACGTTAACTTCTGGATTGAACAGTACGAAATGCAGTAAATATGATATGATGGTAGTTGATTTGCCCGTCTGTCTGGGCATTTTACATATCACAAATCTTTCATCATGAAAATGATTTATCATGTCCTCTTGAAAATCCCACATATCAAATGGAACTAAACCACGATCAACATTTACAATTTGAACATAATTTTTAATAAAGTATAATGGAGATTCCATACACTTCTTGTACTCTTCAACCGATTCTGGTGTCCAATCTACACTGACACCTATACCTTTTAAATTAGGATTTCCGAGGTAAGACTGTTTGGCCATCACATTTCTCTTTATTCATTTTTTATTGATTTTCCTGTTTTAAGAAACTTTTGTAATTCTGCTGTTGAACCCACAAAAAGATTATTGGAAACATTTTTGGGGCCAGAAGTTTCCTGTGAAATATCTTTTTTTGTTTTATGTAAATTTAACAGTTCTTTATTCGTGTCAGTAAGTTTTCCTATCAACTGTCCAAAAACTTCCATTGCACGAGGGTGTTCTGAACTTTTAGCAATTTCAAGCATTTCCTCCAACCCATCTTGTCCTCGTTCTATGAGATTGTAAAGGTTCTCTCTCACATATTGGAAATCTATTTCACTATCGCCACTATCATCAGCTGTGATAGCAGGAACAATACGCTCTGTCTTAACGACTTCCTTCTTAGGCTTTTCTACAATTCCTAAAACTTCATCTAAATGGTCATCTACATTCATAGGTGTCACATCTCTCATGTTGTTATATCAGTACCAGTTGTTGGATCGTTGTATTTACCTTCATCAAAAAACTCAAGTGTTTCTGAAAATCCGTAATCTGAATTTGCTGTTGCGGAAAGTGGTGAAGGTGCAATTGTAACGCGAGATTTTATTGTAGCATCTTGTGTACCATCAGTTGTACTTTCGTTTACAATTCTTGCTCTATTAAATGTGGTGTATTCATCACCTTCATGTAATCCGTCTAATAGTATATAGTTTATGGTATCTGGTGTGCTATCTTCAAATATGATAAATTCTGGAGGTTCAATTTCTGTGTCACCGCCTGGAATTCGGAAATTAACTTCAATTGATTTAATAATTTGACCAGATGTAACATTTGGATAGATAAGCCCTTTAAGTGTAAATGAAAGAGTCCAAGTAATAGTTCTTCTTGCTGATAAATCACCTTCATACTCATCTGCTACATCAGAAGAGTTTAACAGAATAGGAACATCTGCCTTGATGTTCATATCGGGAATTGTATTGACGGTAACAGTAAACTCTGGTGTAAAATAAGGAAGTATCTGTTCTAAAATTTGAGTTCCATCTTCAGCATTTTTGACAAGTATGAACAGTTGGAAATCAAAATTGTAAGGAACAGGATTATACATTGTGATCATATTGGTAGTAGTAGAAGAAGTGTTTGCTGCGACATTTCTACCAATCGTATTCAATTTTCTTGCTGAGTCGTAAGAAACTCCTGTCATCGCAAACCCCATCCTTGGAGTTCTCGTCGCTATAACTTTTCTATCTGAAGTGGTTTCTTGAATAGCAAGTAGCCACTTCTGTTTGGGGCCATATGCAAGAGGAACTTTTAATCGTTCAACAACAACACCACTTGAATTCTTCCTTTCAATATTAATATCATTGAAAAGAGTTCCAAACACTGCTACATATTTTCTTATAGTTTGATGATAAAAGGTAGATCCTAACATTAGTACCCTGTTCCTTCACTAAATGGATTACCTTCTGAGAAGTCAAGTATAGAATCAGCCACAGTTTCAATCGCTACGTTGTTTGCGTATGGATCAGCCTGTACTCCAGTTGATGCACCAGTTGATATTGTCTTATCATCAAAAGAAGAAACCACATAAGAAGCAGTTGTTTCAATCATAAGTTTACCCGTAGCAGAAGAGTTTGGTGTAGTAAGACTTTCATCTTCTAACAGAATACTATCTGATGTAGTATCTCCATCCTCTTGTTTAAAGGAATATGGAAATTCAAAGATTTTACTGGAATCACTAAATGCACCTATGATATTACCAATAGTAAGAGTTGTGTATTCAGAAGTATCAGTAACAGTTCCCTCTGCGACCAGAGCATTACCGTCTTCTCTAACCAGATTATCACCACCCTCAGTTAAGAGATTTTTATATTCCAGATCAGTACCAGTTACTGCAAATATCTCACCCTTAATTGTGGCATTTGAATAACCAGTAGACCCTTGATAAACTGATTCACCAACCGTAAATGTACCAGTTCCTGCACCAAGAGTAAATTTTATTGAATAAGAATTATCAATTTCAATTTGATCAAGTACAGCGATACCAGTATCAATTGCTTCATCAGCGTATTCAAAGAGTTCACAAACTAAATCAAAAGTCTGCAGTCCACCCATCTGATAGAAAACATTCGTATCTTGCACGTGTTTAATCTCAAATAGGGACTCAGACAAAGGAAAGAAAATAAGGTCACCCTCTAATGGTTCTTTATCTCTATTACTTCCTTCAAAATTTAAATCTATAAATCTTCTGCGAGAAATTGTAAATGTAATTTGATCTCTTACTTCTAGTCCAAAGTTACTTACAAAAGTACCATCACCTTCAAATCCATCTATACTCTTGATGTACACTTCCACAATACGAGCATCTTCAAACTTAGAAATACGATCCTCTCCGTAGATAGAATCTGTATTAACTTGAGTTCTGGGCATATAGTGAACATCAATGCCAAAAGATTTAATAGACTCTATTAAAAGACTTTCAACAAGTTTTTGTTCTGGTGTATTTTTTCCATAGTGATTAAAGTAATGATTAGTAGCCATTTATATCCTCTAACCCATGTAGAAGTCATCGGGCAGCTGATACTCTAGCCGTCCTTCAACTTCTAATTTTTCAATTTCTGTAATTGCGTCATCATATAATTGTCTCCCATTTAAAGTAACGCCGCCCGGTAATTGGACACCTTCAAATTTTATAAGATTCATACCCCATTGTCTTTTCATGAGTGCAGTACAGTATTTTTTAAGAAAAATATCACTATAAGCATCAGTATATGTTTCTGGATTCATTGAAGCGTAAGCTTCAACTATAACAAAGTCATCTATTTTAAGATCACCACTCCAATCTATATCGAGGTAAACTCTATCCCTATGACGATTGAATCTGAATCTAGGTAGTCCAGAGAAAAGATTTTGAATAGTAGAGAGGTATTGTTGTGTGAAAACATAGTTTTTCATATCACCAGCTGAACCCATAGTATACAGGTCATTCAACGCGTACTGATAGTTGACTGAAAACATATTCGTACTACCATTCAAATTTTCAGTGAGTGGTATAATTCCTGTAATACCAATGTAACTCTCATCCAAAGAAAGATAATGGTTATCTATATCACCGATAGTTTGAGTTGTAGAAGCATGAACCGTTGCTGTTGCACCACTTGAAGCTCCAGTAATAGTCTCTCCAGCAGTCCATGTTGTTGTAGTATCGGTGTAGAATGTGTTACCATCTCCAACTGCTATGGCATTGGAATTATTTTTTGTAACAGGTCTTGAATATCTTATTGTATTGTTTGAACTAATAAAGTCAGCAAGTGTAGCTCTTAACCCACTCGTTCCTCCCTCAATAGTTTCTCCACCAGAAAAAGTACCAGTTGGTGATGAGGCTAATAGTTGTGTCGAAGCAGTAATTTGTTTCTTTACAAATTCTGGATGTGTACCATCAAAGTGATACTCCTGCCAGTAAGTTACTGCGTCATCAATAGTGTCTTCAATTTGATCATCATCAAGATTCAGTTCAACAACTGGATGCCCCAATTTTCTTTTACAATAATCTTTAAATGTAGTTCTAGATGTAGGTTGAGTCATTTGTTAAATC